TTTATAAAGAGATGACTTTAGCAAATTATTATTGGTGTTTTCCAGAAGCAGTTCCAACTAGGATCTGTGATGAAATTGTAAAATATGGAAAATCTTTACAAAATCAAATGGGAACTACTGGCGCTTATGGGGATCCTAAAAAATTAAATAATAAACAAATTAAAGATTTAAAAAAGAAAAGAGATTCAGAAATCGTTTGGTTAAATGATAGATGGATTTATAATGAAATACATCCTTTGGTACGTCAAGCAAATAGGGATGCCCAATGGAATTATGAGTGGGATTGGTCCGAAGCATGTCAATTTACTAAATATAATAAAGGGCAATATTATGATTGGCATTATGATGCTATGCATAAGCCCTATAATCACCCTAATCGTCCCACTAATGGTAAGATTAGAAAACTTTCAGTAACACTTTCTTTATCCGAAGGAGGCAAGGATTATACAGGTGGTGAATTAGAATTTGATTTTAGAAATAATGACCCAGATAAAAAAAGAAATGTAGTTAAATGTAAGGGTGTATACCCTAAAGGTTCTTTAGTGGTCTTTCCTGGATTTGTTTGGCATAGAGTATGTCCAGTTAAAAGTGGATCAAGATATAGTTTAGTAGTATGGAATTTGGGATGGCCGTATAGATGAAAAATTATCCTGTAGAATTATCTCGAGCTGATTTTTTTAAATGTCCCGTGTGGAGTGAATATAATCCTGGCTTGGTAAAAACTTTAAACAAAGCTTCAGATTCTTATATTAAAACCGCAAAGAAAAATTTAAAAAAAACTATTAATAAGAGAAATAAAGAGTTTGGTAATAAAGGAGATATGGGAAATGTTTTTCATTCAACTACTTTAATTGGAGATCCTAAGTTTGCAGAATTACAGCAATATGTAGGAGCAACCGCTTATAATTTATTGGGAGAAATGGGGTTTGAATTAAAAGATCATACTGTTTTTGTAAGTGAATTATGGGTTCAAGAATTTGCTAAAGATGGTGGTGGTCATCATGATTTACATACACATTGGAATGGACACATATCTGGTTTTTATTTTTTAAAAGCAAGTGAAAAAACTTCAATGCCTAATTTTGAAGATCCAAGACAAGGTAATGTGATGAATCTATTGCCTGAAAAAGATAGTACACAGATAACTTATGCTAGTTCTAAAATACATTATAAAGTAAAACCTGGAACAATGATTTTTTTTCCTTCTTATTTGCCTCATCAATATAGTGTTGACATGGGATATGAACCCTTTAGATTTATACATTGGAATTGTCAGGCTGTCCCAACAATATTTTTAGAACAATATAAAAAAAAATAAAACAAAAAAGAATTAAATGTCATTTAAAAAAAATAAATATAGTGTTTTAAAAAATGCAATCAGTAAAGAAATAGCTGACTTTTCTTACTCTTATTTTTTAAATAAAAGAAGAGTAGCTAAGTTTTTATTTGATCATAAATATATTTCTCCATTCACAGAATATTATGGAGTATGGACTGATCCCCAAGTTCCTAACACTTATTCTCACTATAGTGATTTAGTAATGGAAACTTTGTTAAATAAAGTAAGACCTGCTATGGAAAAACATACAGGTTTAAAACTTTCTCCTACTTATTCTTATGCAAGAATTTATAAAAAAGGAGACATCTTGGCTAGACACAAAGATAGATATTCATGTGAAGTATCTACTACATTAAATTTAGGCGGAGATGAATGGCCTATCTATTTAGATCCAACAGGTAAAAAAGGACAAGGTGGTATTCAAATTATATTGAAGCCGGGAGATATGTTAATATATTCTGGATGTGATCTTGAACATTGGAGAGAAGAGTTTAGAGGTACTGATTGTGGTCAGGTATTTCTCCATTATAATAAAGCTAATTCCAAAAAAGCTAAAGAAAATAAGTTTGATAAACGTCCTTTCTTAGGCTTACCTACATGGTATAAAGGTTTTAAAGTTAAATAAATATTGACTTTTTAAATTAAAAAACTATTACTATACTTTTAGGAGACATATGGCACATTTTGCAGAATTAGAATCAATGGTAGATCCCACAGGATTTACATCAGACACGCAGCTAATAGTAAAAAGAGTAGTCGCAGTTGGAAATGATGTTTCAGCAGGCGGAGGAACATTAGAAGATAATGATTGTCATGCTGATGGTGAAACATGGTGTGTAAATTTTTTTGGTGGTGGAACTTGGAAACAAACTTCTTATAATCATAATTTTAGAAAGCAATATGCAGGAATAGGTTATGTATATAACCCTTCAAAAGACAGATTTATAGAAAAACAACCTTATGCCTCTTGGTATTTAAATAACCAAGATGATTGGACAGCACCTATAGAAACTCCTTCAATTACATCTGATGGAGAGGTTCACTATTACTATCGTTGGGATGAGGATACTTATAATTCAGACAATACCCTGGGTTGGATTGCAACAAGATCAGACGATGTTGGTGACCCTCAAACAATTTATGATTGGAATGGTTCTGCTTGGGTAGCTAGATAGACTTCCAACCTTTCAATGACCAATTTTTGTAAAAAATTGATCAATATTACACACGCTACAGATCTTCAAAAGAAAACACAGCTATGGGATATAGAAGGGATAATCAAAGAGCATAGTAATCAAAGATTTAAATTTGATACAAGGCCCATGAAAAATGATTTAAAAAAAGGTTATTTTAAAACTAAGGCTGAAAAAATTGTATTTGAGAGGGGTGATCAATTTATTATTGTTGAAACTGAAGAGCTTCATAAATATTTAAAAGATAATAAGCTAAAAAAGGTAAATTTAGAGGAGTTGATATTACAGCTAGAGTGGAATATAATACTACCAAAATATACCAAACCTTATATAATGGATCCTTATGCTACAAAAGATAGGATTTTTACCTGGATTTAATAAACAAATTACTCCTACAGGAGCAGAAGCTCAATGGACAGAAGGAGAAAATGTTCGTTTTAGATATGGCACACCTGAAAAAGTAGGTGGTTGGAAATCATTAGGAGATAAAAAACTAACAGGTCCAACACGTGCTATTCATCATATGGTGAATAAAGAAGGTATTAAATATGCTGTTTTAGGCACCAATAGAATTTTATATGTTTATTCTGGAGGAGTTTATTATGATATTCATCCTCTAACTAATCCATCAGGCACGGCTATTACAAATGCATTCAGTACCACTAATGGTGATGCAACCGTTACTTTAACTTTTTCATCAGCACATAACTTTGTAGCAGGAGATATTATTCTATTTGGAGATTCCTCTACATTTAGTGCTATTACTAATTCAAATTTTGGCGCATCTGATTTTTGTGATAAAAAATTTATGGTTACTTCTGTACCCACTACAACTACACTTACAATTGAAGCAGAATCTACAGAATCAGGATCGGGTGCTAGCGAATCAGGCGGAATTACTTATTATAGATATTACCATGTGGGTCCAGCTGAACAGGTTGGAGTATATGGTTTTGGTATATCTCAATGGGGTGGTACAGTTACTAACCCTCAAACTAATACTTTAGATGGAGCTTTAGGAGACGATGCTTATGGAACTGGTGGATCAGGAACAAGTATTGTTTTAGACTCTGTTACAGGATTTCCAACTACAGGTACAAACTATATTCAAGTTGGCACAGAAGAAATTTCTTATACAGGAGTTTCAGGAAGCACAACTTTAACTGGAATTACAAGAGCAGTTAGAGGAACAACTAGAGCTGCTCACTCTGATGGTGCAACAGTCACTAATACCAGTGATTATGCGGCTTGGGGTCAAGCAGCAGCATCAACTGATAAAGTTGCTGAACCCGGTTTATGGTCATTAGATAATTTAGGAAGTACTTTAGTTGCATTAATAGTTAATGGATCCGTATTTGAATGGGATGCAGATGCATCCAATGCTACCGCAACACGAGCAACCATTGTTTCAGGAGCACCAACTGCATCTAGAGATATGATTGTGTCAACACCTGATCGTCACTTAGTTTTATTTGGAACAGAAACTACAATTGGGGATACAACAACACAAGATGATATGTTTATAAGATTCTCTTCTCAAGAGGATATAAATACTTGGACACCAACCGCAACCAATACAGCTGGTAC